GACTCTACTGAAGACTGAACTCAGTAAGCAGATCATGGACCTTACGGGCATGATGCCCGGGCCTGACGGGATGGCAACTCCTTTGGATCCCATGATGACTGGAGACGGAAACGTCATCGGCGACGGGGTTCCCGCAGACGGAATGCCGGACTCCAGCACCCTCGGCGAGTTGGTTGGTGAGCAGCAGATCCGCGAGCAGTTGGTGGTGGACACCTACGGGACCAAGATCCCCCAGCACCGCGCCACTGACCCTGACTCCTAAATCCTCCGACACTTTACCGAGACAACACATTTCGCCTGATGTTGTCTGTACCTAAGTGCACGTACGTCGTGCAATCAGTTGAGTCACGCCTACGGGCACACGGACGACAAGCCAAAGGATGTTACTAATATGTCAGTAGACCAGACGTTCCAAGACGGTGCTACGGAGGCTGTTGGCAACGCGCCGGAGCCCACTGCCGTCAATACCGCAAGTGCCGTGGTGGTCGAGACAGTTGCTCCCACCACAAACTCCCCTGAGTTCGAGGTTTTCACCGCCGAGGATCTTGCACGCGTCCGCGAACAGGAGAAGTCGAAGGTTTACCCACAGTTGGAGCGCATGAAGGAAGAGATTTCCGCCCTTAAGCGCGAAAAGGAGCAGCGCGAGGTCGAGGAGGCCTCCGCAGTTGCCCAGGCTGAGGCCGAGGCTCGCCGCAAGGCTGAGGAGGAGATGGAGGTCCGCGACCTTCTCTCTAAGAAGGAGCAGGAGTTCACTGCGCAGTTGGAGGCCGAAAGGCTGGAGCGCGAGCGCGCGTTCGCGCTTCTTGAAACCGAGAAGCGATTCCAGGAACTGCAGTCGTACCGTCAGCAGCGCGTCGAGCAGGAGCGGGATGCGATCATCCCCGAACTTCTGGACTTGGTTGACGGATCCTCACTTGAGGAGATTGACGCAAGCATTAACAGTCTTCGGGAGCGCTCTGAGCGTATCCTGGAATCGGCGCAGCAGGCCATGCAGTCTGCTCGCCGAGACATGGCAGGTAGCCGCGTGACGGCACCTGCAGCCGGACCACTGGATACCGACCCGGACAACCGTATGTATACCCCCGATGACATTCGGGGAATGTCGATGGCCGACTACATGAAGAACCGACAAAGGCTGCTTGGTGATAGCGCTTCCAGCCGAGGACGTGGACTGTTCGGCTAGTTCAATTCCCAAACCATCGTTTACGAAAGGACTAGCGAATGGCTAGCGCTCTTACCGGCACCGGCAATCTTGCCGCTGCCCCCACCGCGTACTCTGGCACCAACAGCCAGTTGACGCAGGCCATCCAGGTCATCTGGTCGAAGGAAATCCTCTTCCAGGCCATGCCCATTCTGCGCTTCGAGCAGTTTGCCGTGAAGAAGACGGAACTCGGAGTTGCGCCCGGTCTGCAGATCAACTTCCTGCGCTACATCAACCTTCAGCCGGAGAACACTCCGCTGACTGAAGGTGTGCGTATGACCACGCGCGCCCTCACGGCGGAGCAGATCCAGATCACCGTCGCCGAGCACGGCTACGCCGTTGCTGTCTCGGAGTTGCTGCTCAACGCGTCCTTCGACGACGTCATGGCCTCGGCCTCGCGTCTCCTCGGTCGCAACATGGCGCAGTACCTCGACAACCAGTCGCGTGACACCCTCGGTGGCGCCACAAGCCAGATCTATGGCTACGACCGCTCCGGCGTCTCGGGCGTCAACGACTGGTACAACGCAGGTACGGTCGGCACCAAGGCCGATGTCACCGGTGTCTCGGGTGACTTCTACCTCACGACCGCGGCTGTCAAGGACTCGGTCGAGACCCTGGCCTCCCGAAACATCCCGCGTCTGGGCGAGACCTACGTCTGCTTCGTGCACCCGCACCAGTCACGTCGTCTGCGCGACGTTCCCGAGTTCATCGAGGTCACGAAGTACGCCGCCCCCGGCAACTTCATGCTCGGTGAGATCGGCCGTCTCTACGACGTCGTGTTCATTGAGACGACGCAGGTCCGCAACGGCCTCGCCAAGGGCGGCAGGGCTCCGTGGGAGTCGACGTTTGACAATACCGCTACCGCGGGTTCGAACGTCTACGAGGCGATCATGATCGGTGACAACGCTTTCGGTCACGCCATCAGCCTCCCGGTTGAGTTGCGCGACGGCGGCGTTCTTGACTTCGGCCGCGAGCACGCCATTGCGTGGTACGGCATCTGGGGTCAGGGCATCATCACCGACATCGCTATCAACAAGGTCCTCACCAACTAGTTTCAAACAGCACTATCGGGGGCGGGAGCGGCTCACAAGGCTGCTCCCGTCCCCTTCGACCTACGAACAAGGAGAATGAATCACCGTGGCCATTTCCCGTCCCAAGCCCACCGATGCCACAGGCGTGGCACGCTCTCGGGCCATCAAGAAGAACGCTGACGAGTTGGCGGCTCGTCAGGAAGAGTTGTCCACAATTGCTGCGGCAGAGGCTGTGGCAATCAAGAACGAGGTGCGCGACCCAAAGGTGGACGCGCCCACGACGGTCGTGGACGAGATCGTGGAGGTCGGCGACGTCGATCTCGCGGACAACACCCGAATCGTGCGCCTGGTCGCCGACATCGAAATGATGACCTGGGGCTACGGAAACGACTACTCGTTTCAGGCCGGTGTGAAGTACAAGGTCCCCACTGATCTCGCCGATCATCTCGAAGACCTGGGTTACCTCTACACCGCGTAGTTCTTATAGGGAGACAACCGCGCCCCAGTTCCTCACTATAGGTACTGGGTGCGAGGAGGTCTTGTGGCAACGGTTGACGCACTGCGTTCTCGCGTGAGAACCGAACTCAACGACCCCCCTAAGTCCTTCGTCTGGGGCGCCCGTTCGGCGGGTCTGCAGAGATACGAAATGCCGTACTCTCCGCTGAACGGGGCCTCAGTACAGGTATTCGTCAACGGTGTGGACGTCTCCGACGACACCGAGGTCGAGGAGCACAGCGGTGTGCTCACACTGGACAGCCCTCCCGCCGAGGGTGCTGAGATTACCGTCCAGGGGACCTACTACCGATTCTTTACAGACTCCGAGATCGATGCGTACATAGACACGTCCGTTCAGCAGCACGTCCATAACCGACAGGACCAGTTCGGCCGAGTACTGACCTTGGCCAACCTTCCGGCCGTCGAAGAGTATCCACTGACGCTGCTGAGTACGGTGCAGGCCCTCTATACATTGGCCACCGACGCCGCGTTCGACATCGATATCTCCACCCCGGACGGGGTTGGTATCCCCCGGTCTGAGCGGTATCGCCAGATCATGGAAATGATCGTCGAGCGTAGGCAGCAGTACGAGACGCTCTGCAAGGCCCTCAACATCGGCATCGAGCGGATCGAGGTCCTCACCTTCCGCAGGATCAGCCGCATGACGAACAGGTACGTTCCCGTGTACATGCCGCAGGAGGTCGACGACCGATCCAAGCCACAGCGGCTCTTCCTGCCTATTCCTACATACGGAACGACACCCGTTGGGGAGGCATCCGGACGGTACGACATCGTACTTACGCAGGGGGACTCCTACAGTGTCGTGCTCGACTTCTCGATCGACGTCACCGGATTCACCCCGCTGGCGCAGATCCGCCTGTACCCAGAGTCGGCCGTGTACGCGGCACAGTTCGAGACCAGCATCGAAGACGCCGCGCAGGGCAAGATTCGCCTGTCACTGACCCCGGATCAGACCAAGAGGCTGCCACTGCGGGCGTACTGGGACGTTCAGTTGACCGCCAACAATGACTCCGAGAACGTCAAGACGTACATCTCGGGCACGGTCTTCTGCAAGCGGCAGGTCACTCGGGAGCAGGCGCCGCAGGGCAACTTCTCACCGACCGGTTGGGAACAGTACTCCGTGAGTTGGCGAGGAGGAGTCTAGATGTCCGAAGAGAGCATCCCCATCACAGTTGAGCAAGAGCAAATCGTAACGATTGCGGTCGTCGAGGCAAATACTTTGCCCGCCGCATACGCTTACCACCACGTCCAAGGAATTTCGAGCAATACTTGGGACATCGAGCACAATCTCGGCTTCTACCCCAATGTCACGACAATGGATTCGTCGGGGTCAATCGCAGAAGGAGAGATTGAGCATCTCTCCAAGTACCGACTACGGGTCATTTTCTCGGCACCTTTCAGCGGAAACGCGTACCTGTCTTAGGAGAGTTGACTTATGGCCCGTAAGTACTACACGCCCATCGATCTCAATGGCCTTGAGATCCAGAACGTCAAGTTCCAGAATCTTGCTTCGGCTCCGACGCCTAGGGGCGAGGGCCATGTCTACTACAACACGCAGTCGGACACCCTCTTTGTCTACGACGGCGCCACCTGGCAGCCCGTAGGAAAGATCGTGGCCTCGGCGATCGCCGCGCGGCCCGCTGCGGGTTCGATTGGTCGCTTCTTTTTTGCTACTGATACCAAGGTCCTGTACTACGACAACGGGTCGTCCTGGGACCAGGTCAGCAACTTCGGTACTCCGGTTGCCCTCGATAACACCGGGACCAACGTCGACGGCACCTCGACCAATTACGCCCGATCGGACCACAAGCACGCACATGGTCCGGACGAGCACTCGGGCATCTCACTCGGCGACCTCTC